TTCAATCAGCGACTTGGCCCTCCATGGGACCAGCGTTGGCCAGACGCCCATTTAGGCGTCGATGGGCGCATCGCACTCCACAATCTTCCTCAAGATGGGGGAGTCGATGGTTTGACCTGCTTTTGCAACTTTGTATAGGTCGAGAATGTGTTGTTCAGTAGCCTTGAGACTGAGACCATAGATCTGGTAGAACATGTAGGCAGCACGGGTCTCATCCATGTCATAAGACGTCGTGGCAACGAGATGCCACTCCATAGGAGGAACGTATTTCGACGGGCCGGGACCGTAACGGTCGCTGAACAGGGCCCAAACGATACGGAGAATGGGGACATGGTGCCAGGAATGCTGAACGCTGGCAAGAACACCTCGAACGTACTCATGATCGGACAGATTGTCTGGCTTGTCGCACGTGACGAGGAACTTCGACAAGACGCGGCCGGGCTTGGGCCCAAGGACACGGCCACGCATACCAGTGACGGGCCAAGCACGACAGGAGTAGAATTCCAGGCGGTCGATGTCGCGGATATTGGCCTTCTTCTTGAGACCATATGCGACGCCATAGGCGGTCCAGTCGGGATGTTTCGCTTTCTCATCGAGCTTGCCTGACTCGTACATCCTTGCCAGTTCATGGGTGCGCTTGACTTCAGGCAGCGGAACATGCACGTTCAAGAGGCCTAGACCTGTGCCAGCGAGATCCTTGATTTCGCATGCGGCCGGGCCTAACAGCTGGCTATGGGCATCCCACCATTTAGGAATGGGAGGAGCTCGATAGCCAGACTGATTGAGATGGGCGATAAGAAGGTCGTCGCCGCCGGCCCAGATTTGGCAGTTGTACGGATGGTTGTCAGTCTTGGAGGCCAGAAGCTGTTTCGGAGTGGTGGAAGTGGCCATGCAATAGGCGAAAAGGGCGTCAAAGCCGCCAGTGTGCAGTGTGTTATTGACAGAAGTGACGCCGTCGCCGGACTTTCGCCGACCGTGAGCCATGAACCACAGACCGTGCTTGGAGAACCCGCTGACGTTGCTCATACAATTGACAAGCTCATACACGCTTGGATATCCAGAGAGGGGGAATACGTCGTCGGCGCCGAACCGTTTCATGACGGAAAGCTCGAGCTCAAGATGCACATTGGTTAGACTGGAGTCGAAGCGGGACGTATCACAGTCAGCAAACGTGTAACCAAGCGACGCGTAGAAATCCATGGTGGAGCCGAGAATGTCGACTGGGACGGCGCAAGCAAAGGTGATGTAGTGAGTGGGAGACCAGATACGCTTGATGGCATTTTGAAAGGCAAGGACCCAGGGGCCGACCAAGACGCGGTAATGGGGCAAGGCTGAAGTGATGCACCGGGGGTCGGCTTCCTCGCGGCCGACAAGGGAATCTGAATTCTTGGTCTCGCGCTTCACGAAAATGCTACGGCGAAAGAGCTGGTGGTAAAAGTCGGGCTGGGCCGTGAGCTGCTTGTAGGCTGAGTCAAGTTGCGGGGCGTCTTTTTGGCCCTTGATCCAGGATTGACGGGTATAAGGACGGACCTCGGACCAGCCAGGAAAGATGTCATCGAAATAGAAATGGACCCAAGCATGGATAAGCTGCGCATACTTGAGGTCGATCTCGATGGGCACGGACATCTGCCGATTGCGAAGAGCGCGAAGCTCATTGTCGGCATTAGAGGCAAAGACGCGGGGAACGAAGCCAGCGACGACAGGCCCGAGGCACTCAGACACGCCGGGACGCTCACCAGTAAACCAAAACTCGGGGAGCTCGATGCGGCCGCCGTGACGCATTTCTTTGAGCTCCGACTTGGAAGTGATATCGGACATTGAAGTGTAGTCCGTAGTATGTGGAGAAAATCCAAGCCGGTGCTGCCACGATTCGGCAACAAGGGGACGGGCTTTTTGACGGTAGCGGGGATTTCCTCGGGCGAGGTGGGCCTTAGCGAATAACCAACAAGCGGCGGCTAGAGCTAGAAGAGCGAGCCACAAGGGGTCAGCGCTAAATGCGGAAGCATAATGGGCGGGCCACGAGGAGGCAGTGTAACCAATGGTTAGATAGACTGCTGCGTTGTGAACGACATGGAGCAGGATGGCCTTGTCAAAGCTGAGGTAGTAACAAGCTGCATGGACGAGCAGGTTGGAACCCGGACCATGGGTAAGAGTCTCAGCGATAGGGACAAAGTGGGAGAAGTAACATCCCACACCTCTGACTCGACGGAAGGCTTCTTCGAGGATGGGGAAGAACATGACGTTGCACACGACGAGAGATTGGGGGGATACACTAGCGATGAGGAGTATCGAGAGAGTCAGAAACCACAAGATGGCATAGTCTACAAGCTTGCCCAAAGGAGTGACGTCAGGATAGTCTGGCGACAAGAAATAACCAGCAACAGGAAATAATGCATAGGCGGCATAAGCCAGCCCAGTGGAAGGTGCTGCGAAATTCCATTGGAACCAAGACTCGACGACATTGTAGAGCATGGGGACGAGACGGGAGAGGAGCGGCCACGCGATAAGGGAGGCAGCAAGCAACAAGAAGGCGATGGCAGAATAGTACATGGCATCAGCGGGTCCGATAGCGGGATTGACGAGACGCGCAGTTTTCTTGTGCCTTTGGAGGTCCCAGTGGGACTCCTCAAGGGTCTGAGACATGAGACAGTTCTCGTAGTGTACAGTGGCAGTGAAGGCAATGTGGGACGCGCATAGAACGGCAGTAGCCTGTTCAGACGTAGGAATCTCATGGAATTTCAGCCGGGACTTGCCGTGTTGGACCAGAGTTGAGAATAAGGCTTGGTCGCGAGGCATGCCAGCGGCAAAAAGGATGAGTTCGTCTACGAAGTCCTTTGGAGTCCAAAACACTTGCCGGTCGGTGCCTATGGAAACGGCAAACGGACCAAATGACCAGATACGAGCAACATCCTTGTTCTCGACGGTCATGGCGGTGTGGACGGACTTGCGGTCTGTGGTAGGAGCACGGAAGGTCACTTCGCCCCAGTCGCTAGGATTAGTGATGCGGCTGACGAAGGGATTGGGCGGAAGGTGTCGGGGGGGCCGAATGTGGCACAGGGTAAAACGGTACACGAGTGTATACCCGGTATGGCGGTGGACGGACCACTCCATGGCGTGGCCTCCATTCTCATAGTAGTTGTCGGCATAAAGCCACGACGGGAAAGGATGAGAATAGGCGGAACCACCCATGGGCCAGAAGACGATCGTTTCATCGACAGGGTTGATTTGCCAACGAGCTTCTCCTCCGTACATTGAGCCGCGGAGACCATTGCTCTTGTCGAACAGATGGTAGGCACCAAGATGGGTGCCAGTTGTAGTGGCTAGACACATGGACAATATGTCAGACGGGGAGAGAGTGTAGACGTGAACGGTCATGGTGGCGTCAGCGGGCTTGGTTTCGTGATCGCCCAGGATGTGTTTACATTGGGGAGCTACACATCGACACTGGGGGGCTGCGATAGAGCACTTGCCGAGTTGGCGGTTTGCGTCGAACTGGTCCAAGAGAGGCATGCAAGTATGCATGTAGTAACGCTTATACGCTTGATGGCGGTAAACGGAGCCTCCAACGTCGACGATTCGGAAATTGGTCGGCTGGAAGTCATGCTTCTTCTCTTGTGACGCTGTGGTGCCCAAACGATTTTCGCAGAGACGGTGCAGATAGTAGCACATCGAGTTTTCGACGTAGGCGCGTTCGACTGCGCAACATGCGTGAGCGTGTGATTCGCTCCTGTGCTTGGATAAAAACTTAGTGTCGGGGATTTGCTTCTCGAGATGCTTGAGCTGCGATTCCTTGAGGAAATAAGGGGCCATCACGACAGACCTGCCGTCGTTCTCGAGCTGCTTGTTGAGCTGCTTTGAGTCGGCGTTGCGGTCAGGATAGCGAAAGTTGAAAATAGGTAATGAAGGGTTGAGTTGCATAATAGCAGGG